CGGTCGCAAGCACGATTAGCGTAGCCTCGCCAACAGATGTTATTGACATTCGATCCCTCGTAATTCAATCGAACCCGAACGAGGTACTTGATTACCTGACGCCGGATCAATTCAATACGCAATATGCATTTGGCGAAACAGGAAAGCCGCGCTCCTTCGCCGTTATTGGCACCTTGATTTATCTAGGTCCAACACCAGACGCGATCTATTCAATTCAATGTATCTACAAGGCTATGGTTCCCGCACTTTCTGCGACCGGAACTAACTGGCTAATGACAAATTTCCCGCAGGTTTACTTGATGGCTTCCCTTGCCGCGTCCGTACTTTTCACTGTAGACGATGAGCGCATTCCGAAATGGGAAAAGGCGTATGCCGATGCAATCAAATCTGTCAATTCTACTGATTGGTATTCCGGTTCAACAATGCGTATTCGTTCGGATGTGAGGCTCTAATGGGCTTGGAAACTGGAAATTTTATCAATGATCTCGTCATCACTAATCCACTTGGTGGCGATGCGAAATCAACGGCGGACGATCATCTTAGGCTGATCAAGAAAGCGCTGAAAGAATGTCTTAACGGCTTTGCAGGCGCAATTATTCTTACTGCAACTGATACTGGGGCAGCGGCTGCGCATGTGTTGACGCCATCTACTGCACTGGTGGGTTATACAACCGGCTTAATGCTGCTTTATCGGCCTGTGAACGCTGGTACTGGTGCTTGCACAGTCAATGTATCTGCCCTTGGTGCGAAGTCAATCAAGACAATCCTTGGGGCTGATCCAACCTCTGGGGACATCGTTGCAAATCAACCGTTGTTGCTGATGTATGACGGTACGAATTTCGTGATAATCGCTGGCACTGAATTTCTCGTAAAAACCGGCGATCAAACGATTACCGGCAATACCACGATGACAGGCAATCTTGCTGTCTCAGGTGCGATTAGCGGCCCTACAATCACATCAAAAGCTACGAAAACAGGTGAGACATATACAGGCGCTCATGACTTTACTGGAGCCACTCCGACATTTGCCACGCAGACGTTAGGCAATAGTTCTCTGGCGCCTGCAACAACTGCTTTTGTTACGGCTACTGCTTTTTCACCCGCCCTTCCAGGTATCAATGCAGGTACAGCGAGAAAGGTGGTAACAAATGATGGTGTATCTGCATCCTGGGGATATTCAGGTTCATTGCCACGTTCCACAAGAACGTCAAACACTATTCTTGCTGCTGCCGACAATGGCTATCTCATTGATTTTACGAGCGGCACGTTCACACAAACTTTAACGGCGGCGACAACGCTTGGAAGTGGCTGGTTTGTGTATGCCAAGAATAGCGGTACAGGGACAATTACATTCGATCCCAATGGATCAGAAACGATCGATGGCAGCACAACACTATTGATGTATCCGGGTGAAGAGTGGCTAGTTCAATGCGACGGCACTAGCTTTAACATTCTCAGGCTGAGAAAAGACAGGCCTATTCTTACATTGACCGCATCGAGCTCAGGAACAATCGATGTTGAATTCGATGGGGCGACGGATTATATGGCGATAGCAAGCGGGATCACCCTGGACCAGGACGCCTCAAGTTTTGGGTGCCTTTTTAAGCTTTCTAACTCATACGTTACAACAAATACCTATAACTATCATGTTGATAACAGTGATCCATCATCCAGTACATATGCTGCCAATGTCGGAGCTTCCGTCGGCAGCATAAATATATTCAATTCAATGGGGAATGCCGCTGCAAAGTCCGGAAGCTTTCAGATGAGGATATTTTCGCCGTCAAGCACTGCATTCCAGAAAAATGTTCAATTCGAAGGGCTCTATATTCATAGTGCCGGAAATTTAAAAAAGGCGGCTGGAGTCGGTGGAAATACCGGAACAGGCGCACTAACGGGCATTCGTTTCAAGGTGATAGGCGGCGCAGCAACTGTCATCGTGGCGGGCACTTTCAGGCTTTTCCCAATCAGCACATGACAACTCATTATCATCAAACTCCTACTGGGCCAGTCGCCTTTACTTCTGACGAAGAGGCCGCGTTAGCAGCTTATCCAACGGCAGGCGATCTAACCATACTTAAAGGACTGTGGTATGCGTATGTCAACCAGCTTTGCGACAAGTCATTTTATTCAACCATAGGCAATAGATGGCCGGAATACGCCTTGGCCGAAGCTGATTCAAGAGCATATAAGGCGGCTGGATATGCCGGAACAGTTCCGACTACCGTCTCGGATTACGCGACAATCTCCGGCACAACTGCCCATGTTACCGCTGACGCCATTATTGCCGAAGCTGATTCAAGAAATACGGCAATGGCCGATCTTAGAAAGCATCGTCTACAAGCGCTATCGGATATATCGACCGCCTCTGATATCTCCGGCATAGCAACCACCGTTAATACATTCAATACCTATATTGTCGGTTTCACCGGCATTCCAGCAACCTAAGGACATATCATGGGACTGTTAGAGCCGATAGGCGCAGATTCACCCGGAGACCGTGGGTCATGGTCACGATATGATTCTGAGATGGCTGATCCTCGCGTCCAGAGGATGGGATACGGTGAATATCTTATGCGTCAAAATGACCAGATAACGCCAGAACAGGCGCAGGCCGCTCAGCAGGGCTATTTGAACGGGAAATCCTCTCAAACAAATACGACGTTCGGACAGTCATTATTCGGGATACAAAATCCGAGTGCGATGAAGGGATTTGACCCCGGAACGCCGATATCGCTCAATCAGCCGCTTCAAGGCGGTTTTTTTTCGCCTGGGCAAAGCCAAGGCATGGGCGCACAGCGAAGCTATCCACAGCAATACTCAAGCGGATTCCAAGGCTCTCAAAGCCCTCCTCAAAGTCAGTATGGACAGCCATACAACATGGGGCAGCAATCGCCTTCATATACAGCCCCGAACTTGCTAAATGGCCCGGCACATCCACAGGGCACGCCAATGCCTAGATATGGACTACTAGGCTCTAGCCATAATCAATATGGACTGAAGATGTAATGACGATCGTTCGCAGTAAGGATGTCGGCCCAGTTGGAGCTATAGGCGTCAACAAGGATTTGTCTACGCATGAACTTCCGCTTAACGCGTGGACGGATTGCCGGAACATTCGATTCCTGGATGGATATGTCTTGCAATATTACGGGCATGGGGAGGTCTATAACTCGCCTTCCGTTACGCCTCAATACATCATGCCGGTAAATATTGCTGGTGCCAGATATTGGATTTACACAAGCGCAGCGAAGACATATTGCGTGAATCTGGCTGGTGGTGTAGTCACACATACCGATATTACGCACCTTACACCTAGAACTGGCGTCATCAACCAATGGACAGGTACGACGCTTGGCGGCATCCCAATTCTAAATAGCGGGGATGCTACGAATATCCCAATGTACTGGGATATGGATGTAACCCATAAGTTTGTGGATCTGACAAACTGGCCTGCCGCGACTTATTGCAAGTCATTGCGCTCGTTCAAAAATATCATAATCGGGATGGGCGTGACAACAGGGGGCACCTCATATCCGATGCGCATCATGTTCTCGCATCCAGCCGATCCTGGAACGCTTCCTACGACCTATGACGCAACAGACGCTACGAAGGACGCTGGTAACTTTGATATTTCGGATGGCTCTGACGCGATTATTGATGGACTCCCGCTGAAAGAATCTTTCATCGTCTATAAAGAATCCTCGACATGGCGGCTTGATTATGTCGGCGGGACCTTCGTGCTGAGCAATAAAAAGGTGTTCGGCATGTCCGGCATCATGAATAGAAATTGCGCGGTTGAATTTGACGGATGGCATTTCGTTGTGACGAATTCAGATGTGGCAATCCATGATGGATATACGGCGCAATCCGTTCTCGACAAAACGACAAGACGTTACTTTTTCCAGAATATTGACACTTCCTATGCGGGAAGCGTGTTCGTCTTCAAGAACCCGTTTTTTAATGAAATATTCGTTTGCTACCCATCGGTTGGGGCGACTTCCTGCGACAAGGCGATTGTCTACAACTACGTGGATAAAACAATCAGCTTCCGCGATTTGCCCAACTTGAATCATGCCAGCTACGGTCCGATCAGTA